AAATGTGGCAATAGGTACTTGTGCATTAAGTAATACTACTTCAATAGGAAATCAAACTGCAGTGGGTGCTTGTGCTTTAAGAGCTAATACAACAGGTCACTCAAACACTGCACTAGGATATTTTGCTTCTTGTGCAAACACAACAGGTTGTTACAATACTGCAATTGGAAGAGCAGCTTTAAAAGTAAAAACTACAGGAAATGACAACACTGCTGTAGGTTACAATGCTTTAACAACTACTTCACAAGGACAATTTAATACTGCAGTAGGTGCTTTTTCTTTAGATGCAGCTACAACATCTAATTATAATACAGCGTTTGGTTGGTCTTCATTAACTGATACTACAACAGGTTGTTGTAATGTAGCAGTGGGTGAAGGTACTGGAAGTAATGTGACAACTGGTAAAGAAAATACTTTTTTAGGTAATAGAGCTGGTGGTGGTACAATAACAACGGGTTGCAGAAATACTTTTGTTGGTTTTGCTTCTGGTAGAAATGGTACTTCAACATCAAATTCAGTTGCTATTGGTTATGGAGCTTACACTGATAACACAGATGGAAATGTTGAACTAGTTATAGCTCATGATACTCAAGGTTGTGGTTCAAATACTTTTACTTTTGGTAAAGCTTCTAACAAAGTTCATAATAATTTTGCTACAAATGCTTCATGGACAAGAAACTCTGATTTAAGACTAAAGAAAAATATTAAAAATTCAAATTTAGGTTTAGATTTTATTAATAACTTAAGACCTGTAACTTATAATTGGAAACCATCCAATGAAATAGATAAAGAATTAACTTCTGAATATAACAAAGAAAATAATAAAGACACAGAAACTACAATGAATGGTTTAATTGCACAAGAGGTTAAACAGGCGTTATTAGATAGTGGTGTTTCGGAAAAAGAGGTAAAAAATTACGGAGTATGGACAGAAAATAAAAGTGGTATTCAAGAAATATCAAGAGAAATGTTTGTCATTCCATTAATCAATGCAATTAAAGAATTGACAAAAAGAATAAAAGATTTAGAAGATAAGTAATAACAAACGAAAGGAATACAAATGCTTAATACATACGTTGTAGAAGGTGGTGTTGGTAAATGTACCGCGTTCACTGCTTTACTACCTAAATTAAAAAAGAAATCAGAGGTGCAAATATACACCCCTTATATAGATTGTTTTGCTGGTAACCCAGATGTTAAACTAGCTTTAGAGCAAACTATACCGTTACAGGATCCAAGAATCATGGCATCTGATAATATATTTTATTGTGAGCCATACAAATCAAATTTTCAATTTGGTAAACAACACATCATTGAAAGTTACTGTGAACATCATGGTGTAGATTTTAATAGATCTATGACAGGAAAACTTTATACAGATCAACATAAAGCATCCGTTACTAAATGGTTAGCTGATAATGAAATTGGTAAATATATAATGATCCAGTTTTCAGGTGGTCAACCTAAATGGAACTATGGAGACAATGTTCAATATCAAAACTTAAATCCAAATAGAAACTACCAACCTTATCTTGCACAGCAAGTGGTTAATATGTTGAGAGAAGAGTATAAAGATACAACAATTATTAATTGTGTTTTACCTAATGAACCACATTATAATGATACTATTAGATGTGATTTACACTGGGCCCAGATTCATGAAATGTTAAAAGGTGCGGAAGGGTTTGTTAGTATTGATAGTTGTTTACAACACTTCTCACCATCAGCTAAAGCTTATGGAGTTGTTGTTTGGGGCAGCACGCGTTGGACACAATTTGGCTATTCTCACAATAAAAACTTACATTTTCATATGAAAGATAAGTGGGATGAGTCCAAATTTGTTGATAGCGATCCAAGAAATAATATGGTAGAACCTCAAATAATTATTGATAATTTTAAAAAACTTGATAAAACTAAAACTGTTGCTTGCGCAACAATATAAGGAGAAAATATTATGAGCGAAGATGTAAAAACAGCAGAAGAAATTGCACAAGATTACACAGCTATGGGTCATTCTGTAGATCTAATCAATGGTGTCATTGATGGAACGCAGATGGCTGATGAATCAGCTGAAGAGAGACAAGATTGTGTTAACAGAAATGTTGAACACCTAGAACTTATGGTTGCTAAAGACTTTTGGACTGATGAAGATATGACTGCAGTTAATGCAGCTATCGCTGCTGGTAAAGCATACACAGCATAGTTTAATTTTCTACCTATAACATATGTTGATATAACTAGGGTTCTAGTATATTTTAAACTAGGGATTAATTTATGCTACAAAAACTAGGTTTTGCACCAGGATTTAATAAACAAGTTACAGAGACCGGGGCCGAGGGGCAATGGTTTGATGGTGACAATGTACGTTTTAGATATGGTTCTCCTGAAAAAATTGGTGGTTGGGATCAACTAGGCGCATCTAAATTAACAGGTGCTGCAAGAGCAATTCATAATTGGGATGATAATGTTGGAATAAAATATTCCGCAATCGGAACTAACAGAATTCTTTATGTTTTTTCTGAAGGAGTGTTTTATGATATTCACCCTATAGAAAAAACTGTCTCAGGTGCAACATTTACAAGTACATCCGGTTCAAATATTGTAACAGTAACAGTATCTACATCTGTTCCGTTAGATGACGATGACATTGTAACATTTGAAAATGTTACGGGACTATCCGGTTCTACTTTTACTAACGCAACGTTTGAAGGTAAAAAGTTTATGGTAACGTCTGTTCCAAACAACACAACTTTTACTTTAACAATGGCAACTACAGAAGCAGGCACACCTTTATCAGGTGCAGGATCTGCTGATGCATTATATTATTATAGTGTTGGACCTGCTAAACAACAATCTGGTTTTGGTTGGGGTACAGGTTTATATGGCGGTACAGTTACTGGTGCTGCAACAACTACTCTTGCAACTGCTTTAACAAATACAACAGGGACAACTGTTGTCTTAACAAGTTCTGCAGCTTTTCCTTCTTCAGGGACAATACAAATAGGAACAGAATTTATTACTTACACAGCAAATAATACGGGAACAGGGACTTTAACTGGTGGTGCCAGAGGTGCTAATGGTAGTACAGCTGCAACACATAGTGCGGGTGCTGCTGTTACTAATGTTACAAATTTTAATGGATGGGGCCAAGCTTCGTCTTCTACGCAGTTTACACTAAATCCTGGTCTGTGGGTTTTAGATAATTATGGTACAAAATTAATTGCACTTATTTATAACGGAGAATGTTTCGAATGGGATGCGTCAGCACCAAATGCTGTAGCTAATAGAGCAACTATTATTACAGGTGCCCCAACTGCATCACGTCATGTAATGGTGTCTACACCAGATCGACATTTAGTTTTCTTTGGAACAGAAACTGAAATAGGGGATAAGACTACACAAGATGATATGTTTATAAGATTTTCGGATCAAGAAGATATTAATAACTATACTATTACTGCAAACAATACTGCAGGTTCTCAAAGGCTTGCCGCAGGTTCTAAAATTATGTCTGCTGTTAAAGGTAGGGATGCCATATATATTTGGACAGATACATCGTTGTTCTTAATGCAGTTTGTTGGATCACCGTTTACTTTTGCCTTTGCACAGGCAGGAACTAACTGCGGATTGATTGGTAAAAATGCTGCTGTTGAAGTCGACGGTTCTGCTTATTGGATGTCGGAAAACGGTTTCTTTAATTATGATGGTCAACTAAGATCTATGCCATGTTTGGTTGAAGATTTTGTCTACGATAATTTAAACTCAGTACCTAGAGATTTAATTAATGCAGGAGTTAACAACCTTTTTGGAGAGATTAACTGGTTCTATTGTTCAGCTAATGCCTTTACAGTTGATAGGGTAGTTACTTACAACTATTTAGATTCTACAACTCAAAGACCTATCTGGACTACAGGGACATTGAACAGGTCTGCTTGGGAAGATTCTGCTGTATACGATAAACCTCATGCAACACTTTATGACCCCAATGATAATGCTTCTTTCGATGTTACTGGTAATGTAGATGGAAGTAGTATATATTATCAGCACGAAACAGGGACCGATCAAGAAAATGCAGGTGGAGTAATTACTGCTGTTACAGCTAATATTCTTTCTGGTGATTTTGATATTACTCAAAAAAGAAGTAATACTGGTCAAGCGGTAGGGACTCCTGATATTAGAGGTGATGGTGAATATATTATGAGAATTATGAGATTTATTCCAGATTTTATAGATCAAACAGGTGATACAGAAGTTAGTTTTACAACTAGAAATTATCCTAACAGTACTCCTACTACTACAAATTTTACAGCAACAACTTCTACAACTTTTAAAAGTACAAGACTTAGAGCTAGATCAATTGCATTAAAAGTATCTAACACAGGAACCGGTCAAGATTGGAAACTCGGTACATTTAGATTAGATATTGCACCAGGAGGAATGAGATAATGGCTGATTTCTATAATAAAGCGGATCAAAAATTATTTGAAAAATATCAATACCTTCCTCAAGAAAAATATAGATTAGGTCTTAATCTTCCAACAGATACAACTGAAGATGAAGTTGTAACAGATGAAGGTATCGTAAATACAAATGCTTTTGCAAACTCTGGTGGCGGTGGTGATTTTAATCCGGCAGGAAATATGTTTGGAGAAGGGACTGCAGTTAGTCCTGTTTATGGAAATACTTATATAGATATAGTTAAAAAAGATGGTCCAGATTCTCAACAAGCAGTAGAAGCTTTAATTAATGCGGGCGGAACTTATCCAGCTGGTTTACATAGTGCCGAAGGTGGTCTTGAATATACTTCAGATTTTGGAAATAATTTAGATTACTCTAAAGATGCCTTTGATAGCCTTGAATCAGAGGACGAAAAACTAGGTTTTTTATCTAAGATGTTTAATAAAGCGGGTCAAATTAAATCAAAACTTCCTAGTTGGGCACAAGCTGGAATAGCAGCTTTAAATCCTTTTTCAGTTATTCCTACTATACTAGGTAATATTGGGGGTGACGGACCTCAGTATGGTATTGGGGGTTTAACAGATCAACAAAAAGCAATGTACGATGGTTTAGCTTCAGCAGGTTATTTATTTAATACACCTAGCGGAATGAAAACGTATGATGGTAAAAACTTTAGTCAATTTGATCAAGAAAGTATTGATAAATATTTTGATTCTAAAATAGATAAATTTGGGAGCATCGAAGAATATGAAGATTATTTAGATGCAGGTGGTAAGAAAAAAGACAAAACAAATGTAAAAAATTTAATAAAAATTTTAGATTTTTATAAAGAGGCACAAAAAATTAATGATGATTACGAAGAATTAAATACTACTACTACTACTGACGGTAGCGGTGATTATGATGATAATAATCAAACAAATACAGATCCAGTAGGTCCACAATTTGAAGATCAAAGTTATGCAGATCCAGGTGTAGATGCAGAAGAAAATCAACCTAATGGTGATGGACAAGGTGAAAATCAAGGTAATAACAACACTGGCGGAACTAGTGCTACTAATAGTGGTTTGGGTAATTTAGGTTTTAGTGATATTAGATTAAAAGAAAATGTAGAGTTAATAGGTAAGTCACCATCTAACATAAATATCTATAAATTTAATTACAAAGATAGTCCAACAACTTATCAAGGAGCGATGGCTCACGAAGTTCCTTGGGCATCCGTTCAACATTCTAATGGTTATATGATGATAGA